TTGCCCGTCCCACCTTGACGCCGAGGCGAAGAGGGAATGGAAACGCATCTCGTCCGAACTTATCACGCTTGGCCTTCTAACTTCCGTTGACCGTGCTGCCCTGGCCGCCTACTGCGCCAGCTATTCGCGCTGGGCTCAGGCCGAGCGGAACGTACAAAAGTTCGGCCTGGTTATTAAATCTCCAAAGTCTGGATTCCCGATTCAGAACCCGTATGTATCGGTCGCCAACGTGGCGTTAGATCACATGCGAAAGTTCGCCGTGGAGTTTGGATTAACTCCCGCGTCCCGGTCTCGACTCCAAGTCGAGCCGACCGCGGCCAGCGATCCTTTTGAGGAATTTATGCGTGGAATAGGAGCCGCGGACGGAATCCCGGATGACAATGACAGCCAACCCCAAGAACAAAGCTCAGCAATACTTGCAGAACGTTCTTACGGGGAAAGAAATAGCGTCGAAGTGGGTTCGCCTCGCGATTGAACGCCACGTGCTGGATCTTGAAAATGGTCCGTCGCGCGGATTGCTTTTTGACCCGGCACAGGGTCTCAAGGTTGTCGAGTTCATCGAGAAGTTCGTACCGCGCGACGACGGCCAGAAGTTTGTACTCCGACCCTGGGCGGCCTGCTTACTATTTATGCTTTACGGCTGGCGGCGAGCCGACGGTGAGCGCCGCTTCCGCACGGCCTATGTCGAGGTAGGCCGGGGCAACATCAAATCAAGCCTCGCATCGGCCATCGCCATTTATGAATTATTGTCTCGGCGCGGAGCAGAGATTTACTCGGCCGCGACGGATAGAGAAACATCGAAGGTCGTGTGGAAAACAGCCGGCGACATGGTCAATGCATCACCGGCACTCCGCAAGCGCATCAGGGTCCTGAAGTCGGCAATCTGCGTAGAGTCGACCGGCTCAAGGTTTACAGCTTGCAGCGCTCAAGCTAAAACGCTGTACGCTCACTCCCGTCCATCCTTCGTAGTTCTGGATGAGCTACACCTGCACCCGGACGACGAAGTCTGGAACGCCTTCGCATCAGCACTCGGCAAGGTTCCGAATGCTTGGATGCTGGCCATTACGAACTCCGGCGTCGACCGTAACTCGGTGTGCTGGCGTCAGCGAGAATACACCCTCAAGGTTCTGCAGCAGATTGTCCCTGACGATAGCTGGTTTGGCATCGTCTTCGGCCTCGATGACGAGGACGAGGACAATTGGGAAGATGAATCCTTGTGGGTCAAGGCGAACCCAGAGCTGGCTGACGACGGCGCCGTAAAGCTATGGTTTCTCCGTGGTGAGGCACAAAAAGCCAAGAACGATCCGATTGCGCTAAACCGTTTCCTTCGACTGAATTTGGGCATCTGGCGTGACCGCGTAAATACATGGATAGCCGCCGACAAGTGGGCCGCGTGCTCATCCCCGGTTGACATGGAGGCTTTGAAGGACCGGCCCTGCTTCGGGGGTATGGACCTTTCGAGCACGACCGATACAACATCCTTCGTTCTGGTATTCCCGCCATTCGGCGACGATAAGAAGTGGTCGGTTCTGCCCTACTTTTTCCTGCCGCAAGACAACATCGTGAAGCGGTCCAAGCAGGACCGCGTACCCTACCTCGAATGGAACAAAGCCGGACTGTTTAACCTAACTCCCGGGAACGTAGTCGACACAGGATTTGTCCGCAAGCAGATCAACGAGCTGTCGAAGCTATATCGAATTCAGCAGATTGGTTTCGATCGCGCGCTGAGCGCGGACCTGACGCCGCAACTTGAATCGGATGGTTTCACGATGGTTCCGGTTCATCCCGGCGGCTTCAGTCAGACGCCGCCCCTTAATAAGTTAAAGACTCTCGTAACAGCCGGTGAGTTAGCGACCGGAGGTAATCCAGTGCTCGCGTGGATGGCGTCGAACCTGGTTGTCCGTGAGGATTCCACTGGCCTGCTCTCGCCGGATAAAGCGAAGTCACGTGAGCGCATAGACGGCATGTGCGCACTGCTGGACGCAATAGCCAGGGCAATGGTAGTTCCGATCAAGCCGAAACAAAGCAACTTCAAACCGTTCTTTATATAGGCTCAGATGAATAAGTTCACAAAATGGCTGGAGCGCAGGTTTAACCCGCTGGAAGACCCGTCCAAGCCGATGACAGCCGGCGCAATCAATACGCTGTTTGGTTGGGCCTTCGGTGGGAACGCCACATCCGCGGGAGAAGTTGTCTCGGAGTTCTCAGCTCTGCAGCACGTCACCGTGTACTCTTGCGTGCGCGTACTCTCCGAGGCCGTAGGTTCGCTGACACTGCGCACATACGAACGCCTGGACAAGGGCCGCTCCGAGGCGACAGATGATCCAGTTTGGAAGATGCTAAGCCTCACGCCGAACGATGAGATGCCGGCATCGGTCCTGTGGGAGAATGTCGTCGGGTGTCTCGCCCTGTGCGGTAACAGCTACGTCGAGATTGTCCGGAACAAGTCTCGCCAACCGATTCAGCTTTACCCACTTCATGCACTAAAGACCGAGCCGGTCCGTCTGCCTTCTGGCAAGCTGGCATACCGCACCATTGACTATGCAACAGGTGGTCAGCGCATCATCGCGGCGGCGGATGTGCTGCACTTCAGGCTGTTCTCGTGGGATGGATTGAAAGGGCTTTCGCCAATCCAGCAGGCACGACAGACCATCGGCTGGTCCGTTGGTACGCTGAAGAGCAGCGCCCGCTTCTTCGGGCAGGGCTCGAAACCCCCAGGCATCCTCACCCCTGTCGGTCAGGTAAGCGAAGAAGACCTCGTTAACATGCGCAAGGCGTGGGAGCTCGCGAATGGTGGCGAGAACCAGGGCCGGACCGCGGTACTACCGTCGGATTGGAAGTACCAACAGTTAGGCATAAGCAACAAGGACTCGCAATGGCTTGAGTCAATGCAGTTCAGCCGAACCGATATTTCCGCCTTATTCCGCGTGCCGGCTCACATGGTCGGCGACACAACCAGGATGTCAAACAACAATGTAGAGGGGATGAATCTCAGCTTTGTGATCGATAAGGTGGACAACGGTCTGCTCTCTGACTCTGGCTTTGACATCGAGTCGTGGATTCGGGACCGCTTCGCACGGCGTTTCTTCCGCGGTGCGTCTAGCCTGATCTACAACGGTGACGCGGGTAACGTGCAGGGTCTGGCCTCGGCTTTCGCTGCCGGCTTTACCTCTGTGCAGACCGGCAAGCTGACTTACCCCGACTTCGCGACTGCGATTGCGACCCTCGATCCCGCATATCAGACCAATGCTGTGTGGGCGATGAGCAATGCGGCCATTGCCGGCGTGATCGGTCTTGCGGACTCCAACGGCCGTCCGTTGTTCCTGCCCGGCCTGGGCGATGCAACGCAGGGCTTTATCGGAACCATTCTCGGTAAGCCGGTCAAGCTTGTGACTCAGATGCCGTCCATTGCCACAGGCAACGCGGCAGTGCTCTTCGGTGACTTCAAGGCCGGATACACATTCAGGCAGCAGAACCCCGGTCTCGCGGTTATCCGCCTGAACGAGCGTTATGCGGTCGCGTATCAGACCGGATTTGCAGGGTTCGCTCGTGTCGGCGGCATCGCCACGATCCCGAATCCCGCCACTCCGCCCATCGTCGCCTGCACCATCAAGTAACTCCCACTAACTAGCGGGCGGTGTAACAGCCGCCCGCACCACCCCTACACAAGGCGAATCCGAATGCTCCTGAATATCAATCAGACTCAGCCACCCATCGTTGAGCCGGTGACGCTCACGCAACTGAAACAGCAGTGCGTGCTCGATCCCGGATTTACCGATGATGACCCGCTGCTCACTGCATACGGGGTCGCCGCCCGCGAGTTCTGCGAGAAATACACACGTCGGGCCTTCTTCAATCAATCTTGGCAGCTGACGCTCGACCACTTTCCCGCGTACTTCTACAACGGGACAATCAATCCTGCAATCCGCCGCGATTGGGCTTACTACGCAGGGATTTGGAACGGCATGACTATTGCTCTGCCGAAGCATACCTGCATCACTGTTGACTCGTTGGCATATATCGACCAGGCGGGCAATCCCCGGACGCTTGACCCCTCGACCTACAACGTAGACAAGAACTCTAAGCCGGCCCGAATCGTTCCCTGTCCCGGCCTCTACTGGCCACTAGATACGCTCTACATTCCCGGCTCTGTCACGGTCGATTACACGTCGGGCAGCTACGTTCAATCGTTTACTGAGCCCTTCACGGTTCCTGCCACCGGCCCGTACACGCCGAAGCAATCCCCGGTAACTGCTGTCACCTCCGTTAACGACGCGAACAACACTCCCGCTGCATACACGTTTACGGATGGCGCCCTCACATTCGACGCATCCCTAGCCGGGCAAACTCTCACGCTCAGTTACTACGCGGGCACGACATTTCCGCAGTCCATCACAGTGACCATCCTGCTGCTCGTTGCTCACTGGTATCAGAACCGGGAGAGCACGTCTGTCGTTGACATGAAAGAAATCCCGTTCGGTGTGGCTGCCTTGTTGGACATGCACAAGGTCACGGTGCTCGATTACGAGGCGATGGTCTGATGTCATTCGACCCTTTATATATCAACCCCGGTGAGTTGCGGCACACGGTCACGATTCAAGCGCCCGACACCGCGGACCCCGATGCCTACGGGCAGAGCACAACCAACTGGAAGAGCCTGCTTACAACCAGGGCGAAGATAGAGAGCACCGACAGCGCCAGTTACAAGGACTCGTTCGCTCAGAACGCAATTGCTGCGCAGAGCACCGACCTGATTACGATTCGCTGGCCCGGCGCGAGCATAGTTGTGGCCCCAGGGCAGCGCGTCATCTTTGGCGACAATCTCTACCTGATTCAATCAGTCGACAACGTACTCCACCGCAACCGCAAGGTGCGGTTGGCGACCATGATGGTTGACGAGAACAGCAACTAATGCCTGACGACCTATCCATAAACATAGACACTAAAGCGCTGGACGAAGCGCTGTCAGCCTTGCCGGTCAAGGTGCAAGCGAAGATACTGCGCCCGGCCCTGCAAGCGGCCGGCGACCTGATAGTGGATCGGGTCAGAGCATTGATTCAGGACAAGTGCCCAGAGCGCACCCCTGACTCTAACGCTCTTCCCGTTGGCATCGTGAAAGAAGACATTCACGCCGTCGTTACCGTCGGTCAGACCTCGAGAGCGAACGTCAAGATTGGCCCGAGCGATATCGCCGGCTACGTTGTCCGTTGGCAAAACAACGGATACAACCTGACAACTCACGGCCGCAAGCGCGCTCGCAAAGTCATCAAAGCAATTCCCGGCCAGCACTTTCTTGAGAGTGGCACCGATGAGGGTGCACAGGCAGCAATAGACGCGCTCATGGCGGGCATTGCAGATGGATTGCAAGCAGAAGGAGGTCCGCGGTAATTACTGGCTTGGTTGCATTTCTCCTGAATCAACCGGCGCTCACGGCGCTTACGTCGCGCATTCAGCCAATACCGGCTCCTCCGGACCTAACCCTGTATCCGCTAATCACCTATCAGGGAGCCAGCGACGTTGAAGGCTACACGCTGCAGGGGTCTGAGGGAATCACCACCGAACGCATAGTGTTCGACTGCCTGGCGGGCAGCTACGGAAGCGCCCGCGCGATTGCGCTGGCCCTCAAAAGCATTCTTTCCG